TTTGTCAACGAACCTGAAGATCACGATAACCATGGAGAAGATGCTACCCGCTATTATGTTAATGGGCATATCTTCGGGCAGATAATAAAACCCAAAAACGTCAGTAAATCAGATTTAGGAATCTACTAAAATAATGATATGAATAACTACCTACAACAAATAATGACTTACTTCCGCAATCTGGCTTTGAATTCGGCAGGTGTAGAGCGGAACTTATATCAACTGATCCAGGATGGGGATATTGAAGCGGCTATTGATATGATGCAGAACCGGGATGATGAAGTGAATTCTGCCATTAAAGAGTATAATCCTCAAACACATGAGGTAATGTCAAGGTCAAATAAATACCGGAAGAATGATGATCCTTATATTTCGGAGAAGCTTCCGCGAACTAGACAGAGATATATTAATGAGGTGGAACTATTCTTCCTCTTGGGAAATCCCATTAAATGGAAGAAAGAAAACGGCTCTGATGATGCATTTGCTCTGTTTACGGACTTCATTAAAACGACTCGTTTCAACTCTACTATGAGACAGTCAAAGAGACTTGCCGGTGCTGAAACAGAATCGGCTAAAATTTATCACCTGTATAGGGATGATAGGACAGGGGAGCGGCAAGTAAGAAGTATGGTGCTGGCCCGTTCCAATGGCTATAAACTCCGTCCTTTGTTTGACCAGTATGGGAACATGACTGCCTTCGCTTATGGGTACAAACTAAAAGAAAACGGTAAAACTGTTCAGCACTGGGATATTCAGACACCAGATATGCTTTTCTTTTGTCGGAAAGGAAATATTGGGTATGAGGTAGAATCTTATCCGAACCCTACAGGAAAGATTAATGTACTGTATTATAGTCAACCCAAAGCATGGGATGGAGCGGAACCAAGATTAAAGCGTGAAGAGATTTTGGATTCAAAGGTAGGAGATACCAACAATTACTTTGCAGATCCCATAGCAGTGGCTTCCGCTGATGTTATTCAAATGATGGCGGACCCTAATAAGCCTGGTAAACTAATCCAATGTCAGGGAGCAAATTCAAAGTTCGAGTATGTCAATCCTCCGCAATCATCTGAAACCAGAGAGGCAGAGAAGCAAGATTTGAATGATTCCATCCTGTTTGATACCTTCACTCCTGATTTCTCTTTCGATAAGATTAAAGGCATGGGCACTCTCTCTGGGGATGCAATCAAGAATGCCATGATCTTGGGATATATTAAGAGGGATAACCGGAAAGAAATGTATGAAGAACTTATAGATAGAGAAAAGAATCTAATTATAAGTATCTTGAAGTATCTCCATTTGGATAAAACAGCAGGATTGGACAAGCTGGAAATCTCCTTTGAATTCTCTGAACCGTTTACTGAAGATAAGCAAAGAACATGGAATGCTATCGGTAAATTATATACTGATGGAATAGCATCACTTGAACAGGTTGTTCAGATGCTGGCGCTGACTGACGCTCCAGAAGAAGAAGTTGAAAGAATAAGGAGTGAAAAAGGAAATGAGAAAGGAGATATCTTAAAAAATGATCTTATTTTGAATGCGTAGTCTAAAAAAATAGGAGGTATAAATTTCGTATATGAAAAGATAGAGCATAAAGTGGTAACTCTATTTCGAATTACCACTATTTTTTATAGCGAAAATTATAAATATCAGAATATAATTTTGGATTATAGAATTATGTTCGTATCTTTGTCATATAATAATTGAGTAACCAATGAGAATCTTTACAGAACAAGCGTTAAAAGAATATGCAGAGGAGCATCCTGATTCAAAGGTAGCTTTACAAGAATGGGCTACTATCGTTAAAAGAAGTGAGTGGACTTGTTATGCTGATGTCAAGAAAACATTTAATAGTGTAGATAATGTAGGTAACCAGCACTATGTGTTCAATATTAAAGGCAATAACTATCGTTTGGTAGTAGTCATTAAGTTTACTGTTAAGTTTGTGTATGTTCGCTTTATTGGTACTCATAAAGAATATGATAAAATAGATTGCGCTAATATTTAGGATTATGACAAAAATAGAAAATCAAGCCCAGTATGAATGGGCAGTAAAAAGAGTAGAGGAGCTTCTTCCATTAGTGAAAGACGATACTCCTTTGGACGATCCGAATACTATAGAATTGGAGCTTCTTTCTAATTTAGTTGCTGATTATTCAGAAGAACATTTCGCCTTGGGAGAGCCAACGCTTGTAGATGTTCTTAAACTTCGTATGTACGAAATGGGACTGAATCAAAAATCACTTGCACAGTTGGTTGGTGTTAGTCCTTCCCGTCTTAGTGATTATATTTCCGGTAAATGTGAACCGACTTTGAAGGTTGCACGTGAGATAAGCCGAAAATTGAATATTGATGCTAATATAGTGTTGGGAGTATAGAACATATTCTTAGAAATGAGTGTCGGTTGTGACATTATGCGGTCGGCGCTCATAGACCTTTCAAACAACAGTTTGAGAAAACTTAGAAAGATTTATAATCTTTAGTAAAGGAGTTGTCTGCAATAAATTTGATTTAACAAGGGAATCAAAATAGAATAATAAGATGATATCAACTTGGAAGAAGATTACTGATGCACATATAGCAAATATTTCTCAATTATTAGCAAATCTTAGAATAGTTGCTCATGACTATGATAAAACCAAAAGACATATTTCTGATATTGGGTTTAATATTTTTCGCTTGACCTCTGATATTTATTATCGTGAAAACTATCATTCAGATGTTATCAAGGCATTTCTTGATCCCACGGAAAAACATAACGAAAAATCGTTGTTCTTACAATTATTCATAGAAATGCTTAATTTGGCTGGGAAAACAATTAAAAAAGACGACTTTAAAGATGCGAAAGTAGTCAGAGAAGAAGGTAAAATCGATATTTTGATAAAATCAGAAACTACTAAAAGAGCCATTATCATTGAGAATAAAATAAATAATGCTGGAGATATGGTTCGCCAACTACCTCGTTATTATGATCTGGTCTCATCTAATTTTACAATAGATGCCATCGTTTATTTACCTTTAGATAAATCTAAACGGCCTGATGAAAGTAGTTGGACAAAACAGGATAAAATAAATGTGCACCAACATTTAGTAATCATACCTGCTTATTCATTGGATAATGGTATAAACCTCGTGGATAGCTGGATTAAACCAGCAATATTACAGGCGCAAAATATGAATTGCATAGCTATTTTACGTCAGTATGCAGATTTAATAACATATTTAAATTCAAATATAATGGATACAATAATTTTAGAGAAGTTTTATAATTCTTTGATGGATGGAGAGAATCTTAAGACTGCCAAGTCAATCAGAAATATGATGAATGATTTGCCCGAATATATGGCGATTAGGCTAGAGGATAGATATAAAGAAAATCACTCTCCTTTTGCAAAGGTTTGGCGATATAAGGGTACTGATATGGTTTTTGAGGGATATACTATTGGGACTTTATATTTTAAAATGGATATTTGGTGCAATGAGGAAGGGTATTATGTTCATTTTTGGGAGCCCAATGAACAATGTGACATTTTGGAATATTTTGAGACTTCCAAATCATTAGTTGGATTTGAATATTATAATAATAATCGGTTTGATATAATCAAACACTTTGATTTTAACAACGAAAATGGCTTATTGGCGTTTATTGATTCATTTTTAGTAGAATTATCACAAAGAGAAAATTCATAATTTGTAAATGTCTGATGTAATAAAATGGTCTGGTTATTATTAATTGCCTCGAAT